AAGTATTCGGCGACGATGCATCGCGTCAGTATGTTCTTGCAGCTGATGACAGCACCTCCAACAACGCTGGCCTAATTCCTACCCGTCAGCTAACCGAGATTGTCAACCCACTATCAAATGCTGATAGGCCACTAATCTCGGCAATCAGTTCGGGCGTTTTGCCTGATGCTGGAATGACTTTTGAAATTCCTAAGATTACTGCTGTGCCAACAGTAGGAGTCGAAGCGGAAGCGGCAACAATTAACGAAACCGGAATGACAAATACTTTCATTTCAGTAGATGTTAAGAAGTTTGCTGGCGGTCAGACCTTCAGTGTAGAGCTCCTTGACAGAAGCTCTCCAGCGTTCTTCGATGAACTTGTTCGTCAAATGGAATTTGCATATGCAAAGGCAACTGATTCCTATGTCGGAACAACGATTCAAGGTGCAGGAACACTTAACGCATCTGCACAAGCTAACACCGCTCCCGGCTTAATTGCTTATGTGTCCAGCGCGGCTTCAGCTGTTTACGCTTCATCTTTGGGATTTGCTAGAAATCTAGTAGTAACTCCAGAGCAATGGGGCAATATTATGGGTTATGCTGAGTCTTCAGGTCGCCCAATCTATACAGCTTCTCAACCACAAAATGCTGGTGGAGCAGTTAGCCCAACTTCACTTCGCGGCAATGTTCTTGGACTTGATCTATATGTTGCTCGCACATTTACCGGATCAGGTGGCGATGGAACCGCTGATTACTCAATGGTAGTTATTAATCCAGAGTCCTATACTTGGTACGAGTCAAGCCGCTTCCGTTTGGAGACAAATGTAGTTGATGGCGGTCTTTTGAATGGCCAGATCAAGGTTGCTTACTACGGCTACGGCGCACTCGCAACTAAGGTTGCAGCCGGAGCTAACTGGTTCAACAAGAGCTGATAAATCAATAAAAGTGACGGCTAGTCCGCTCCCGAGCTAGCCGCTCACCCCTTAGTAGAAAGGATAGGAAATGCCAAGCATCGTTTTAGCTTCCGAGTTAAGGACAATACTTGGCGTTTCCTCATCCCTTTATAATGATGCTTATCTAAACGACATTATTGATACCAGCGAAAATTTAATTCTGCCAATGCTGGTTACTTTTGCTTCAGATGTCAAGGCAGTCGAATTAACCGACAATATTGCTTACTTCACCACCTCAACAATTCACGAATTTACCAAAGGCCAATCCGTAGTAATAACTGGTTGCGGATCACCATTTAACGGCACTCGCACAGTTACCGATGACGAAATTTCTGATTATGTATTTACCGCAGCAATCACTAATGCTGATGTTTTGGCAAAAAATATTATCCCAGCCGGAAAAGCTACGCTCTCTGGCGCATCTACCTATGTCGGAAATGCCAATGTCGAATCTGCTGTTTTGGCAGTCGCCGTCGAAGTCTTTCAATCAAGAACCGCCGCTGGCGGACAAATAGAGGGAGTTGACTTCGCCGTTACCCCTTTCCGGCTTGGTCGCTCCCTCTTTAATCGCGTAGTTGGTTTACTCGGGCCATATATCGACACAGAAACGATGATTGGCTAATGCCATCAATTCAAGACGATGTTCGAGGCGCAATCAAAACCGCTTTAGCCGGTGTTAGCGCCAATGTTTATGACATAGTGCCGGAAGCGCCTATCGTTCCGGCCGTAGTAATCGTTCCGGATTCGCCATATATGGAACTTGAGACAATTGGCCGCGCTAAAGTCCGAGTCAAATTGAATTACACCGTTACGGCTTGCGTTGCGTATTTCAGTAACGCCGCTTCTTTAGACAATCTTGAGAAGCTAACAATTAGTATTCTTAGCGCCTTATCCGCGTCTAAGTATGAGTTATCGACAGTCGAAAGACCGTCAGTGACTCAAATCGGAACAACAAACCTGTTGGTTTCCGATATCCGCTTGAGCGTCCGCTACGAGCAATAAAAATAAGGAGACCCAATGAGTTATATCATCACAGGGCGCGATGTGACCTTCACTCTCGATACGAAGCCATATGACGCTCAAACAACCTCAGCGACTCTTTCTTGCGATACAGTCATCGAGACTTATCAAACACTCGATGGCCGCGCATATAAGTCAGTCGATAAGCAATGGACATTTACCATCGAATTACTTCAGGATTGGGGCGCTTCTGGTGCTCACGGATCTTTATTCGAGTCGATGTGGAGCAATGCAGAGAATTCCCCAAACACTACAGTTGCGGTCAGTTTTACCGCTGTAACTGGTGCTGTATTTACTTTTAATGTTCTTCCAATTTTCCCAAGTGCCGGTGGCGCAGCTCCCGGAGCTTTGACGGATACTTGGACATTGACAGTAGTAGGAACACCTTCAGAGTCGTTTACATAAGAGATCGGAGCATCGGGAGATGAAGTTAGACATAACAATTAAATATACGAATGGCGATGTAGAGACTTACCACACCGGATTGCCGGAGTGGTCAAAGTGGGAACGAAAGACTGGGAAGTCGCTTTACAATATGACGGGTGTTGCCTCATATCAATTAAACGACTTCCTATTCTTAGCCCATTGCGCTTATGTAAGAGCCGCAGCTGGGAAGCCAATTAAGTCCTACGAAGTTTGGGAATTGACAATCGATGAAGTAATCATCGGAGACCCGCAAGACCCAAAAGTTACCCAGCCGGAAGCCTCAACCGACTCTTAATCGAGTTGGCTATCGTTTCCGGTATTCCGATGCAATATTGGGAGACGGCGGAAGATTTATTAACGGCGATTGAGGTATTGGAGAAACGGAATGGCAAATGAACCAATCTCCTATGACCGCGCCGAACTCCGGTCTATTATCAAAGCTTTTAAAGCTATGGACGATGAAGCTGTTGATCAAGCTAAACGAACGAGTAATGCGCTGGCAACCTTCGCTTCAGAAAAAATCAAATCAACCGCCTACGGTCGAACAGTCGCGTCCGAAGCCGTCCGCCGGGTCGCCGAGGGTGTTCGAATATCCAAGACAAGCAAGATTGGCGAATTCTCTTATGGCTTTGCGGGTCAGCGTTTTTCTGGAGGCGCAACTACACAAATCCTCTGGCCGGGTCTTGAATTCGGATCTAATCGTTATCGCCAGTTCCCCCGACGCACTCCCAACCGAGGTCGCGGAAACTCTGGTTACTTTATCTACCCAACACTTCGCCAAATTCAGCCTGAATTAGTGAGACAATGGGAAGATGCGTTTAGCACAATCCTTAAAGAATGGGATAAGTAATGGCCGGAAGTAGAACTCTTAAACTCTCGATTCTTGCGGATGTTGATGATTTAAAAAAGAAGTTAGATACCGGATCAAAAGATGTTGAGGGTTTTGGCGGTAAGTTAGAAAAGTTTGGAAAGGTTGCCGCAGCGGCGTTTGCAGCCGCCGCAGCAGCCGCCGCAGCTTACGCAGTCAAGTTAGCCGTTGATGGTGTTAAGGCTGCAATCGAAGATGAAGCTGCTCAACTCAGATTAGCCAATGCTTTAAAAAATGTAACTAATGCAACCGATGATCAAATTGCCTCCGTTGAGAAACAAATTACAAAATTATCGTTGGCAAATGGAATTGCCGATGACAAACTTCGTCCAGCATTTCAAAGATTGGCTACCGCTACTGGTGATTTAGGACGGGCTTCTGATGCATTAACTCTTGCACTTGACATAAGCGCAGCAACTGGAAAAGATGTTGAAGCTGTAAGCAATGCTCTTGGCAAGGCCTATGAGGGCAATACAACCGCCCTAGCGCGACTCGGTATTGGTATGAGCACAGCCGAAATCAAGACTCTCGGCTTAGACGGCACTATGCAGCAATTGGCTGAAACTTTTGGCGGTGCAGCAACAGTCCAAGCCAATACTTTAGAAGGTCAAATTGCCAGACTCAAAGTTGGATTTGATGAGGCTAAAGAATCAGTAGGCGCGGCACTTTTACCGATTATTCAAAAGTTGATGGATTATATCGTTAACACATTTATACCAATGCTTCAAAAGGCTAAAGCAGCAGCCGTTGATCCAATTATTACAGCGTTTAAAAATAATGAAGAAGCAATGCGCGATTTATGGAACTTCATTAAAACTTATCTTGTGCCTATTTTTGAAGGTGCATTAGTCAATGCAATTAAGGCAGTTGGGTCAACAATTGCGGGAATCATAAATATTATTGGCTCAGTCGTTAACGGAATCAAGAGCCTGGTCAATAGTGCTATTGATGCCATTAACGCAGTTATTAACGCTTACAATCGAATTCCGATTTTGCCTGATGTAAAAACAATTCCAAAATTAGCAAGTTCGTCATCTTCAGGAAGTTCGGGAACGGTTGGCGGAGTTACATTGCCATTTGGCGGTGGATCCGTTGTTGGTAATCCAATCACTAGCGGGCCAACAACGCCCGCCGTCACAACAGTTACTACAACGACCGGTGGAATTACGCCTATCACAACGACGACAAAATCGGGCACACAGGACACAACAACAGCCAATGTAACTCCAACGATGCCTACGCTTGGGATTTCCAGTCTAATTGGAGGTCGTTTTACTGGTCCGGGTGTTTCACTCGATCCGGAAATGGTCGGGCCCCGAGTAACTGTAAATGTTAACTCTCCAAGCATCATCGATCAGAATGGATTCACAGCTGCCGTTGTCGATGCCTTTAATCAAGTCCAAGCAAGAACCGGCGGAGGAGCTAGCCGCCTAGTCGCGCTATGACACTTTGGAATCCGGTCTATCGGGTCAAAGTTAATGGCACTACGGCCACTTCAGCGACGCTTGCTGGTCTAACAATTACTTCGGGTCGCACCGATATATATTCACAGCCAATCGCCGGATATTGCAATTTGACATTAATTGAGACGAATGAATCGGCCATAACTTATGATGTAAATGATTCAGTAACAATCGAAATCCAAGACTCAACCGGCACTTATGTCAATTTATTTGGCGGATTTATTACAGATGTCACTATCGCAATCCAAACCGCGGGTTCTACGGCAACAACTCAAAGAATCAATATTATTGCCGTTGGAGCTCTTGCCCGTTTAGCTAGAGCCGTTTACACCGGCAATTTTGCCCATCAATTTGATGGCGACCGAATTTATGAATTACTTGAAGGCGTTCTATTTGATACTTGGGCTGAGGTCCCCGGCGCTTTAACTTGGGCAACTTATGACGCAACTGAGCAATGGCAAGATGCCTTAAATACCGGATTGGGAGAAATAGATCAACCGGGAGATTATGAGCTTCACAGCCAAAATAATTTAAATGACACCGTTTATAACCTAGCAACTCAATATGCCACCAGCGGACTTGGTTATCTTTATGAGGATGCACAAGGTCGTATCGGTTATGCGGACTCCACGCACCGGGCGCAATATCTAGGTTTAAATGGTTATGTGGATTTGGATGGCAATCACGCCTATTCGACCGGCTTGCAGATTACTAAGCGGGCTGGCGATATTCGCAATAACATAACAATCGGATACGGTTCAACCGGCACTCAAACGGTTACAGATTCCGACCCAGCGTCCATTACTCTTTATGGTCAATTAGCTAGCACCATTCAAACGACTTTACGCAATCAGCAAGATGCCGAAGACCAAGCAGCGTTCTATTTGCTTATTCGCGCTTATCCTCAATATTTGATGCGTCAAATATCTTTCCCAATTCATTCAACGGAAATCGATAACAGCGACCGGGATTCTTTGCTTGAAGTCTTTATGGGTATGCCGGTCAATATCGTCAACTTGCCAGCCAATATGGTTAATGGCGAATTTCAAGGATTCGTCGAAGGCTGGACTTGGACGGCTTCATATAATCGACTTGACCTTCAAATGACCGTTTCGCCAATTGCATTTAGCCTTCAAGCTTTCCGCTGGAACTCAGTCCCGGCTACCGAATATTGGAACACTTTGTCTAACACTTTGAAATGGTTAGACGCTACAATCGTCGCCTAAAGGAGAACAATGCCAACAACAACAAACTTTGGCTGGACAACGCCAGCCGATACAGATTTAGTCAAGGATGGCGCAGCTGCAATTCGCACACTTGGCAACGGAATTGATACGAGCTTTTTAGATTTAAAGGGTGGGACTACCGGCCAAGTTTTATCAAAAAATTCAAATACTGATCTTGATTACACTTGGATTACACCTAATGTCGGAGATATAACTGAGGTGCAAGCTGGAACTGGAATTTCAATTTCTTCTGGAACTGGCCCAATTCCAGTAGTAACGAATACTGTGGCAACAGCCTTTGACGCAGCTGGTGATTTAGTTTATGGAACGGGTGCAGATACTTTTACAAAGCTTAGTCTTGGAACTGCCGGTCAAGTTTTGACAGTTAATTCTGGTGCAACCGCTCCGCAATGGTCAACCCCTGCTGCTGGAGGGAAAGTGCTTCAGGTAGTTAGCGCGACCTCAACTACCGCTACCACTATTACGACCGATACTATGGCAGATACAGGAATTACCGCAACCATAACTCCTACCGCTTCTAATTCCAAAATTCTTGTTTTAATTAGTGCGGCTATAAATATCAAAAGAACTAACACCGATATTTTTGCAGGAGCCCAATTAATGCGCGGTGCGACTAAGATTGCTGATTGGTTTCCATCATCTTCGTCAAGATTTGCTGGACTTGAAGCAACGGGGGCAACTTATGTTGCTCTTATAAATCAAAATTCGATTGTTTATTTAGATTCACCAGCGACTACTTCTTCAACCACCTATAAACTACAAGCGCAAATTGAAAAAACTACTAACAGCGCAAGCATTATTTTCCAACCAAGCACCGCGCCATCAACAATCACATTGTTAGAAATAGGAGCATAAATGGCAACCGCATCAGAGGTTTTAGGTTATTTGATTCCAGACGGCGGTTATGTTTTACGCGGTGAAGAATATGAAGGCATTGAATTTGTAAGCTGTGAACCAATCACAAAAAAAGAGTTTGAAGCCGGATTTGCAAAATATGATGCTTGGTTGGCTGAACAAGAAGCGGAAAAGCAAGCAAAGAGAGTCGCAGCCGAAGCAAAATTAGCCGCACTTGGTTTAGATGCGGACGATTTGAAAGCTCTTGGCCTTGCCTAAATTATGCAAAGCCGGTATTCAACTTCGAGAGCAGATAGACGATGAATACGGATCAAGGTCAAGGAAATCGGACGGATGGCTGGGCGATGCCCGTCATTCGGCTAGGCCGTCGGATCACAACCCTGATGAAAACGGAATTGTTAGGGCGATTGATATTACAAGCGACTTGGGAAGTCATCCGGAGGAAGCCCACTCATTAGTTGAAAAGATTCGCAAATGCGCCAAGCGAGGCGACAAGCGCATCAAATACATAATCTTTGACGGCCGAATCGCTTCACCGATTTTGAATTGGAAGTGGCGCAAGTATCGCGGTGTGAATCCGCACCGGTCGCATTTTCATTGCAGCTTCACAAGTTTGGGAGATAACGATGGGTCTTGGTTTGACCTAGAAGGAGAACGAAATGTCAAGCGATCTAAAAAAGGCGGCCGAAAGCTGGCTAAAGACATTTATAGCGACAGCTTTAGCGACCTACCTAGCGGTGGGTCTGGACATCGAAGCGATTGCCAATGCCGCTGTGGTGAGCGTAATCCCGTCAATAATCAACTGGTTAAATCCTAACTACGAGCGTTACGGTAAAGTCCGGTAATGGAAGCCAATGCAATTGCTGGCTTTGTTGCATCCGTTCTCGGATCAATAGGGTTACTTATAGCCGGGCTTCGCTACATAATTAAACTTGAGAACCTTCCACTAATTTCTCGACTCGATAAGTTAGAATCCACCCTTGAAACCGCATTACGCGAAAGGGTGGTAAAAGGTGGCAACTCGAAAGCGCGTCGCTAAGAAGTCCAAAAAACCAGCTAAGCGTCGTCGCGTAACTCCTAAAGAACCGCCTACCAAGCTTGATTACTGGGCTATTGCTTGCCAAGAGATTTACAAGTCTTGCCGTAATGCCGGGATGGATGAAGGCACAGCTCTCGCTTTTGCTATGGATCGAAGTAGCTGGCCAGACTGGGTAATTGATGCCAACGACCCAATTCGAAAAATTGGTTGGGAAGATGGCGAGGAGGATGTTTGACCTACTACCGAGAGGTTGAACTTTTTGAGGCGCTAAAGGCGGAATATCCCGACCTTACGCCACTATCAGCGACCGACCGGGTAGATGGGGTGACTCATAACTCGTTTATTGAGCTCAAATGCCGTAGGACGCATTACGACCGGCTGATGATTGAGAAGCACAAGTGGGATTATTTGGCCGATATAAGGGCTAGAACGGCATCTAGGACGCTTTATATCTGCGCGACACCTAAAGGTATCTACGAGTTTGATTTAGGGGCTCTAAACGAGCCTGAATGGGTTTTGAAGGTATTGCCTACCAGCACCGACTTCGCTGGCGGTAAGTGGATTGAAAAGCCGGTTGGATTTATAGACATCAAAGAGAGCCGGTTATTACTTATTTAATCTATGAGGTCGAGGATATCCACAGAGACATCGACGACCATATCGATTTATTCGACGACACACCCAGCCTCCGATTGACCTAAATAGATTTAGGGGTTTACGCTTCTCAAGTAATTGCATTTAGCAATTGCAGAACGGGAGCAAAATGACTAATAAACCGGCAGTAATTACATTTAACACACAAGCCGGAGCTTGGACGGATGGTCGAAATTATGTTAAAGGATCAATCATCCGTAGATATGCCGTTGAGAAGTTAGGTCGCAAAGGATCAACTCGAGGCCGATTGTCTAGGGCTGAGATTTCAGCTTATTTCCTAGATACCTATGGGGTGAGCGCCGATGTCGCCTGATTGGTTAATTCAGTTATTTATTGTCTGTATGGCCGTTTGGACTGGCATTTCAATTCTGATAAATGTTTCTGATGCTAAAGCTGATAAGGCTTTTGCTAAAGGACTTGAAAGGGGTAAGGCTATTGGACGAGCTGAACGATCGAGGGCTGAATGATTGGATCGAGTTCGCCCAAGACACTCTTAACAACCGGGGATTCGAATATGGTGATCCGCGGGACAACCTATTACGGATTTACAAACTATGTTGCGCCCTCGGTATTCAGCTCAGAGACCCATCTGAACTGGCACTGGTGTTTATCGCGACCAAACTTAGCCGGATGGTGGAGAGTCCGATGCGCGAAGATTCGTATCTCGATCTCATTGGATATTCCGCTATCTTGGCTCGAACCCGATTTACCGATTGGAGCGAGTTTGGCTCTATTGAGGAATAACAACCCGCTGCAATATTGCGATTATTGCAAAGCGAGATACGCCCACTGTGCTAATGGAAAAGACTTAAATCCAGCAGCTAAGAAGATGGCTTATTGGAAAGTAGTTAGCGAGCATCCTAAGCGTAAGAATCAAATCAGATTCTATTGCTTGGAGTGCGCTCAAGACATCCAGCAATGGCCGGATGGAACCTTTTACTCATTGAAAGAACAATTAATGGACGCGCTGGAATCAACAGCTCGCCGGGAGGCAATAAATGTCGAATTAC